TGAACTTAATAAAGAAGATACCAGAAAAAAAGAACAAAGTACACGGTATGAGCAAGAAAGTAAATTACCACCAATGGAAAGCAATAAAGATCGCAAACGAAAGAGACGAAAAACTAAAACAACTTGGAATATGATAAAACTTAGCGGAAACAAAGAACTCGACATAAAATTCATCAAATGGATGATGGATAACGAGCAAGTATCACCACAGGTACTCAGATTCCTGGTTGGTTATCTAATAGAGACGATAAATAAGAACAAAGGAATATGAATGATAAAGACTGGAAAAAAACAAGAGAAGAAGGTGAATGGGCGGAAGATATAGTAGCCAACTATCTTCAAGATAAAGGTTACACAATTATACAATTCAACCCCGCAAAAAACGGAGAATACGATATACTTGTAGAAAAAGATAAACAAATCTATATCGAAGTAAAGTTAGACCAATCCGACCTCGCAAGGACTATAAATATAGAATTCATGTCAAGCGGAACAGCATCAGGCATAAAAAAAACAAAGGCAGACATATATATTTGTTTACAGCCACAGATAAACGAGTTGATGTATATGAATGTTAAAGACATAAAAGACGCGATCAAAGAACAGATGTTATCGAGAACCATTACCATATCAGGTGATGGTTCTTACAATAGTTTAGCAAGGTTCTATAATATGAATAAAGACGACATAAAGAATAAAAAAACCACTATCGATTGGAAAAAATATGAGAATTTTACGAATCAAAATGGTCGCCCAAAGTTGTCAAGACCCGAAAAACTCAAACACCTCTAAATATACTTTAAGAAAAAAAAAGTATATGAAAGAAGCAGAAAAGGTCATGGATAAACTATGCGAATACCTTGATGAGACGACACTCGAACTTCTTGTAGCAGTCGAAGAAGAACTATACGAATACGCAGCAGACATACGAGACGATATATCTACGAAGATAAACAAGGTAACAGACACTATGATAAACAGAGAGTGGAGCAAACTAAGCGAAGATGAGATAAAGATACAGATTTATATTCTTCGAGACGGTTATCTTAAAAAGTGGTGTGAGGCCATAGGAATTCCAAGAGAGAGAACAATATATAATATATAAAAGAAAAAACAAGATATGAGATTAAAAGAAGAATACATAAACTATATGTTTACACACAATGGTAGCACTTATACCACAGCCACATTCAAAGAAGAAAACTTTAAAAGAATTTGGGATGTAAACCCAGACCTGAGATATCTATTCGAAGATACAGAAAAGGACTTCTTCAAAAACAAACCAGAAGACAAGACGGAAGAAGAATTTTTCAACGAGACCATTAAAAAGGCAACAAAAAGAAAACCAAAACAATGATTAAAAAGATAGACATAAAGGATATAAAACCAAACCCAAAGAACCCAAGAACGATCAAGAATGAAAAGTTCCTAAAATTGGTGCAATCTATTAAGGATTTCCCAGAGATGTTGGAGGTTAGACCAATCGTATTGAATAAAGATATGGTTGTTCTTGGTGGTAATATGAGATTGAAGGCTTGTATAGAAGCCGGATTGAAAGAGGTTCCGGTTATAGTTAGTGAACTTGGAGAAGAACAACAAAAGCAGTTTTTGATAAAAGACAATGTTAGTTATGGTGAATGGGACTATATGTTGTTAAAGGATTACGATAGCCTAAATGAATGGGGTATGGACTTACCAGAATACTTTACAACAGAAGACGACACCTTTTTAGATGACGACTTTTTCGACGACTACGAATTCGATACAAATAAGCCAACAACACCAGAAGAGCAAGCAAAGCCACAGATGCCTATATCGACGGTATATATTTTATTGATGTTAAAACAAGCAGACTACGACTTCTATAAAGCCAACGAAGCAGAATTGTTAAAAAGAACAAACACAAGCAACATTAGCGATTGCTTGATAAAATTGATTAAAAATGTATGATAGTAAAGATTGAAGATATAAAAGAAAATTTAGAGAACCCAAGAACGATTGACAAAAAGAAACTCGAAGAGATCAAAAAGTCAATTCAAGAATTCCCAGAGATGTTAAGTATTAGACCAATCATCGTAAATAAAGAAGGAGTTATATTAGGTGGCAATATGAGATATAAAGCACTCGTAGAACTTGGTTATACAGAAGTAGAAGTACTTGTTATGGATCGCGAAGACAAAGAGTACGACTTTTTGATTAAAGACAATATGGCTTACGGAGATTGGAGTTGGGTAAACTTAACAGAGGACTATAAATCAAAAGAATTGACACAATGGGGTTTAGATATACCATTATGGTATCAAGACATAGAGAAGTCAATCGAAAAAAACGATAAAGAACCTGAAACAAAGACACCAAAAGAAAAAGCACCAAAGTCGGACAACAAAGCACTTTATATCTTTTTGAGACCAGAAGAGAAAGATACATTCATAATAACAAAGTCGGTGCATTTCGACAAGATGACAAACGAAGAGGTCTTCATACACCTTATTAAAAAAGAACTAAACAAATGAAAGTATTAAAAGTAGCACCAATAATGACGCAAGATAAAGCAGATACATATCTTGGAACGCTGCTTGGTGATAAGGATTACGACATGTTGATAAATTATGATTGCGATATATTCTGTGCCGATACAAACAGATTGCTTGTCAAATTTAGAAAGAAGCAAATAGGACTCGATATGATTAAAGACGCGTATACTTCTTATAGCGAAGCCGCAACAATAACCGCGAACAGAGGTATCAGTGCAGGAAAGAGAGAAGACGGCGTAACCGGATATATGAGAGAAAAGAAAGACGGAACCATTAGCAAGACAAGAGTGGCGACACCTGTAAATTCAGGCATCATCGGGTTCTATGATAGGACTATGAGAGCACCATATTGTAGAACAACTTCTTATACAGCAAACAAATTCAAAAAATGGGAAAAGTGCTTACCGATCGTTAAACTGGTTAGTGATAAGTATAGAGAACTTGTGCCAGACAAATGGGATATACAGAAGAGTTATGTAGATAAGACCAGCCCCGACTTCGTAGTAAAAGACACCGTATTTACGACCGTAACGGTGAATAAGAATTGGCAAACAGCAGTACATACAGACAAAGGAGATTTAGAAGAAGGATTCGGCAACCTCGTAGTCCTAAGAAAAGGAAAATATACAGGCGGGTATTTCGTTTTAGTTAAATGGGGTATCGCGATCGACTTACAAAACGGCGACATATTGTTTACGGACGTACACCAGACACACGGCAACACACCAATAAAAAAACTTACAGAAGGCGCAGAAAGAATTAGCCTCGTTATGTATTATAGAACAAATATGATAGTTTGTGGCAGTGCCGAAGAAGAGATCACAGAAGCGAAGAGTAGAAAGTCCTTAAAAGGATTAAATAAAAAAGAAGAAGAAGATGAACTATAAGATATATTTAATGTATTACGACAGATATGAAGAAGCAACCACATCATTAGCGCTTGGAAAAGCAGGTATAGAACACTATGTTTTGTGCCACAACAACGCAGACAAATTCAAGTGTATAGGAAAAGGTGGAACTATCATAGAGACTGGTGAACCAAAGGGGATCCAAAACAACTTCAATTGGGCACTCAACGCGACAAAAGAAGGAGATTGGTGTATATTCTTATCAGACGATTACACGAAATCAAAAGTATTAGACGGAGATAAGTTCGTGGATTGCGACATATCATATCCATTGAACGAAATCGTTAAGGCAATGAGTATGGCAGAAAATATAGGAGTAAAACTTATTGGACTAAACAGCGTAGGAAATGCATTTTTCGTTACAAAAAAGATTTCAACAGGAGGATTAGTAGACGGAAGATGCTTCGCCATACAAAAGACGAATTTTTCTTTTGACAAAAACATATCAACGATTCCGGATTACTATTCGACTTGTTGGCATTTGAAAAGATATAAAAAGAATATCATAATAAACTATACTTATGTTGATTTCAAAAGATATGGAAAGAAAGGATTAGGAACCGCAACAGAAAGAATAGACCAAAAGAAAGAGGATTGCCTCAGAATGATTAAACTTTTTCCAGACTTAGTAAGTTTCAAAAACAAACCAGGTCAAGAAAAGGATAGTCATATAGTAGTAAGGGCACCAAAAAAATAATACAAAAAAATGAAAGTGAATAAACAGACAGACAAATTGAAAAAGAGAATGTTCTTAGAGGCCCTGAGAAAGAACCTCTTTATCGTAACGGCAGCCTGTGAGGCGACCGGAATCGCGAGACAACGATATTATGATTGGCTCAAAATAGACCCACAATTCAAAGCAGATGTAGAAAACTTACAAGACATGCAGATTGATTTCGTAGAGACACAATTACTTAAAAGAATAAAAGAAGGAAGTGATAGTTCTATACAATTTTATTTGAAGACAAAAGGAAAGAAAGCCGGATTCGGAACACAGATAGATGTTACGACAAATGGAGAGAATATAAACAATATAACCACCATTAAACTTATAGAGATAAAAAGAAGAGAAGAAGATGGAACTGACGATCAGGCACACTAATGTTTTTACAAGAAACTATTCGGCACTGGAAGACGATAAGATAAGATTTGTTGTAAATCAAGGATCAACGCGTTCGAGCAAGACCTATTCATTATGCCAAATGGTTATAGTATATTGTTTGAATAACCCAGGAAAGATAGTGAGTATAGTTAGAAAGTCATTTCCGTCATTGAGAAGTACGGTGATGAGAGATATGATAGACATATTGAATGAACTAAACATATACAATTCCGACAGACATAACCGGACAGAGAACATATATACATTTGATAATGAGGCAAAGATAGAATTCTTTTCATTAGATGACCCGCAAAAGATTAGAGGTCGTAAAAGAGATGTGTTATGGGCCAACGAGGCGAACGAACTTGGCTTCGAGGAATTCAACCAATTAAACTTTAGAACAGCAGAAAAACTATTCTTCGACTTCAACCCGTCGGATTCCGAGCATTGGTTATATGATGTTTTGAATAAAGAAGACGCAACACTCGTACACTCGACATATAAGGATAACATATTCTTACCAGACACACTTGTAAAAGAGATTGAGGATTTGATAAATGTGGATCAAGACTATTACAACATATATGCTCTTGGACTTCCATCCAAAT